TTCTACCCCTAATGAAGGTATTGTCTCCTACATCACCACTGGTAGCAATAGAGTTTCCATATCCAACAACATGCTCGGAATCAGAACCTAAAATTATTCCAGGATAATTAACGCTGTCTTTACTCCATGCTGAGTTAGTAAACTGAGCTGCCGTTCCCCAAGTTTTTACTCTGATTTTTATTCCATTATCACCATTTTCATTGGCAATGACTGCATCTTCATTCCCTGTATAGATTCCAAACCGATAAGTTCCAGTTCCTCCAATCTGAAATGCTGGATTAGTTAAATCTCCATGTGCAGCAGCATTACCACCCAGATGAAGAGTTGCATTTGGATCAGTCTGTGAGATACCAACTTTGCCATCAGACTTTATACGAAGTCTTTCTGATGAATTTGTTCTAAGGGCAAGAGAGTCATCACTATGATCATATCTTATTAAACCACTATACCTTGCTGTTCCACTTGTTGCATCTGCAAATGCCAAATCTCCGACATTTGTAGAATTACTAAAAAGTGTTATTCCCTCAGCACTTGCACCATCCCCAACTATTAAACCAGTAGAAACACCCCAAGATGCATCATCTGTCCCAATGCCAATATTACCACTTGAATCTATACGAAGTTTTTCTGATCCAGTAACTCCAAAAATAAGATTATCTGCATTAGGGGCAAAAGCACCAACGAATACATTTTTATTTCCATCTTTATCAAATACTTCAAATCCGCCAGTAGCACTTGAAGCACCAGTGGCATTTGAATCATATAAAAATAATCTAGGACTATTATCAGAAAGTCTTACATCACCATTAATCTCCAAGTCCAGTCTCGGATCGGTTGTTCCTATACCAACTGATCCGATTCCAGTTATACCACTAGCAAAGTTAGCGAGTGTTGTCGCTTTGGTGATTGCCATCTATTCTACCTAGATCCTATTTAATAATTTAGGTCACTCAGCAGTCTGAACTTCAACCTCAGGAGTTGCTACTTCTTCTTCGGTGGGGAGAGTTACACCAGTTTGTTGCAGATATTCAACAATACCTTGCAGTTTGGTGAAGAGTTCTTTCTTTGCAGATGATTGTCTCTGGAGTTCTTCAAACTCTTGTGCAAGTTGTTGCTGCTGCTGAAGCACTTGCTTCAGATGTTCTTGCTGTTCAGTCATGTTCCTATTCATGTATTCAGGATTCATGGATATTTAGACATAAAAAAAGACCCTCCTTGGAGGGTCTACCGAATATGTTGAGTTCAACTATACACATTAGTGATGCTTACTTCTTCTAGTGCAACAGCTGCAACTTGATCATGAGTCCAAGTCTCTGATGTCCCTTCTAGATAATCACCAATAACATCATGGGTAGGAGCACATCTGAATGCATTAGTACATCCGTTATTTACATGATCTGCATATTTTGCAAGATCATTCCATTGAGAATCAGAATAAACCATCACAGCTTTGGTTCCGTTTGTGAGTACAATCATTGTTTTAATTCCTCCTTATTGATTTTATTATGATCAGAATGCTGGCGAAGACTGAGTTACAATCATTGCACCACCATTACCAGAAGTGTTGAGTGCTGGGTTAGCTAATGTTGCATTTCCATGTGCAGCTTCAACCGTAATATTGGCACCCTGTCTGTCAACCACACCACCTTTTCGAGCAACTATCTGAGCATCATCATTACCATAGATGAATAGTTCCTGTGAATATCTACCATCAACTCTAATATTAGAGTTATTCTGAGCCAGAACTCCAATATCATTATTTGCAATAATGGTAGATTTAGCAAATCCAACTGTATCAGCGCGGTTGTTGCCAAGGAAAGCAAATCCGCCGTAATAGTTTAGAGCTCCTATGTTTCCATTGTTAGAGAGTGATCCGCCGTATGTATAATAAGTGCCAGCATATGAATAGCAAGAGTGAGATACGTTATTTAAAATCGTTGGTTCGACTATAGTAACATAACAGTTTCTGTTTGCAATCAATCCTACAGAACCTGTATTAGTGATTGTTGTAAAGGCACCTTTTCCAAGACCACCAATCATGTATATACCGTAGGTAAATCCATGAATGGAAATATCATCTCCAAGATCAAAGTTACCACCACGAATTTGACCAACTGGTGCGGACAGTCCAATGCTGAATTTGAAATACCACTTGTAGAGAGATCGTCTGCAGTTACTCTTGATCCATCTGCCTTTTGACCAAAAATAGCAAATTTATTAATCTTTGCTGGATTTGTACCTCTAGTAATAATACCATCACAACCTTGGAAGTATAACTTAGATTGATAATATGTTTCTAAAATACTTCTATTGTAAACGTTTGATGCATCAGTGTTTCCTTTTCCATCTGCCATTGGGTTAGGATATGCACCCGCTGGTGATGATGAATCATATACAGCACTCCAAGTATGGTTTGGACCCGTTCCAGTAGGATCAGAACCAACACCTACACCAACTTGATTGTAGAAGTGATTTCCTCTTCTTCCTGGTTTTGTATCACTAGTAGCTGCACCAACGATAAGAATCTGGTCGCCATCAGTGTGAGTAACATTAAGAGAACCTAAGATTTGACCTTCTTTTGCACCAACATGGAAAATTCCAGCTGAATATCCAGAACCAGCAGTTGTATCAATACCTAAAGTATCAGATGCAGCATAACCAAGTCCAGGGTCAATCAGTTTGACGCGAGTAACTGCACCAGTTCCAGAACCAGAAGTTGAGATTGCTACGAATGCTCCAGAACCAGAACCACCAGAAACAGCATATGTTCCGTCAATATAACCTGAACCACCAGCAGTCTGATTCAAACCAAAGTTATATGTACCAACGCCAACACTAACAGTAACGCGAGTAAAACCTTCGGTAACGTGGATTCTTCTGGTGCTCAAGTAATCCATGGCTCTGTGTGGAGTTGCCCATGGTCTTGCTTGAGAACCATCGCCAGTAGAATCATTACCACTAGTTGTCACATAATAAGTAGTAATACCTGTGACTGGAGTAACATCTGCATCAGCAACAGTAAGTGTTGTTGTTGCAATAGAAACTATATTGGTGACACCAGCGCCAGCCAGGTTTAGATTATCACCTACAGGTAACTCTTGAATACTTCCAGAGGATACTATTAATGGATAATGATCCGCCATTTTTTTCCCTTGACTTTATTTCTAGTTATTTATAACAAGTTGTCTGACTACAATGCCATTAGGGTAATCTCCTTGATTAAACGGGTTTAGGCATTTTAAGCAGCAAAATATTCCATTCCACCAATAAGATACTTATTATTTAATGCACTGGTTGTCGCCACCGAACTATTTCCTTGATAACATTGTGCAAAAGTATTTGAACTCCCTCCACCATAAAGTGTTACGTTAGCAGAAGTAAATCCAGGAATGTTGGCATAATTGCATAATCCAAATCCTCTCTGATAAACTGCATTACTTACTGAGGAGTTGAATGCAAATGGGAAATTTCCAACCTTTATGATATTACCATCGCCAGTATTTCCACTAGAAGCAAATCTTAGATAGAAATATACCGAAACTACTCTACCTACTTTTGTATACCATCCGTATTGATTGGCATAAGTTGCTGTCCCAGTAACACCACCCACTACTTGTGGACTAAATTCCCCTTCTTCATAATCGTCAATTGTATTTGCTGCAGTAGCATCAAGACCACTACCAAGTTCAACACCATAAGGAGCAGATACTGTACCTGCTGCATGAATGCGGAGTCTTTCTGTAACAGCAACCGTACTATCTGTTGTGGTTATGCCAGATGAATCACCAGTTAAATACTGAAGTATTCCCTGATGATTCATTTTTATTACACCAGGTCTCGCTGAAAAAGTATCTTGCGAAGACACATATTCATCCGCAGTGCCAGAAACTTTTACACTTGTAGAAAGAACAAGAGCAGCAGAAGAATAATTTACACCAATATTGATCTGACTTTCATCAGACTGATATGCATCACTAAGCATAGTAAATCCATTACTACCAGTACTGAGAGTTCTTATTGCTGGGTGGTTTCTATCTGAAGTATAAACTTGAAATGGTGAGTCGCCAGCTTTCCCAGTGTTACCACCAACTATGACCCTATTGCTTGAATCTATTTCTAATGCATTAGTAAATGTAGTAACGCCAGTTACATTAATCCTAGTTGCATTTAAATCTCCAATAGTTGAAACTCCAGTAAGATTAACTGCAGCGATATCTACTGGAGATTCAATCTGAGCACCTTGTATCTTTGACAGCGCCATTTATAGTCTTACATTTAATCAGTAAGACTATTTAGAAGTCAAATGGACCCCAAGTGCCTTTATCTCCTTCCTTTCTATTCTCAAGTTTGTCCAACAAATCATCAGTGCTCTGCAGAGATTCAATCTTGTGAATCATATCTGCAATAGTGCTGCATACCATTGGACGTTCACCACGAGCAGCAAATGCAAGTGCGTTTCTCAAAGATTCAGATGCTTCCTTGAGACTTGTTTCTACCGATTCAGACAGTGCCATTCACAGACTCCCAATCTTTTTGGAACAGTTCCAGACCCTTATCAGTCAGAACATGATTATACATTTTATCAAACACTGCGGGTGGCATCGTTACAACTTCTGCACCAGCAGCAAAGCAACGTCCAACCTTTTGAACATCGCGAAGTGAAGCAGCAAGAACATTAGTTCTCACAAAGTGTTCCTTATATGTGTCACAGATAGCACGTACCAGTTCAACACCACTGAAGGAGTTATCATCACAACGACCAACAAAAGGTGACACATAAGTTGCACCTGCTTTTGCTGCAAGAATTGCCTGTGCCACAGAGAAGACCAGAGTCACATTTACAGTCTTATCATAAATCAATGACAGATCACGACAAGCAAGCAGACCATCAATCGTGCATGGAACTTTAATGGTCACATTCTCCATCTCAGCAAATGCTTTTGCTTGAGTAATCATATCTGCAGCATTATCAGCAACAACTTCTGCAGAGATTGATTCCATCTTAGGGAATGCTTCTGAGATCTCTTTGATAACTTCTACAGGATCACGACCACTTTTCTTAATCAGAGTTGGATTTGTCGTGACGCCATCAATCAGTCCAGTGCTATATCGTGTCGCAATGGCATCAAAATCTGCTGTGTCAAGAAAGATTTTCATTAATCTTGGTATATCTTCACTTATATATTAGTCGATGCTTTGTTCTTTGTCAAACTTTTTATGCGCTTTCTTTAGGTCCTTATACATTGCTTTGATTTGCTGATATGCTTCTTCCTCAGACATTTTGTTTGCCATTTGCATGGCAGTAATCATCTCAACCCTTGTGCCAAAGTGCATTAGAGATCTTTCAAACTTACTCCAGTTAGAATAAACCATTGATTACACCTCATGCACAACTGTATTATTATCAGCAATATTACCACAAATGATCTCAATATACAACAAACCATCTTTGGATGCTGATATTTGATGCATCATCTTATCGTGAACTTTCCACGTTGATCCTGCTACAGTCTGCCACGTAGACTTATCAGGTTTCCCCAAACAAACAGACCCTGATCCTTCGATCAGAGTCCAGTACTTTGTAACACGAGTCTCATATTGTAGGGGTGATATGGAGTCTGGATTGAGGAATACCTTCTTTACGATTAAATGTGGGTCCTCATTCAGAATCTCATACCAACCCCAATACTTTTCAACTCTCACGACTTTTTGTTTAATGCTTCTTGTTTTTCCCTGAACTCTCGGAGTTCAGGAGTCTCCTGCCATTCCCAGATTTCTTTATGACCTCGTGAGTCAGTTTTGACGGACTGTTTATATGGTTGGGTGCTCATTCGGATGCCCTCCAAGTTTTTCTCATCTGTTGATATTTAGGGTCGTAAGCTGCCTTATCTCTTACAACCTTGAAAATCTGTGCTGCTTTTGCTTTTACATTCGTGAGGCAATCTTCCTCACAGGTAGATACACTCCCATCTTCTGCATATTTGCGTCCCGAAGAGTGATTGGCATACCGTCTGGCACGAGTGAATCCCATCTCAAGGAATTTCCTTGCCATGTCCATTCCAATGAAATCATCCCTGCGTTTATACTCACAGAACATTTCGTATATTTTATGAGAAGATTTAGTAGCCGCTTCTTCATTTACAAAGCGCCAATGAGCGCAAATGTCGTCAGTGTAAGGGCGTACCAGTAGCACTCCTTGTTCTCCCCTTCCAATACGATAAAGTTTGCGAGTTTCTTCATCTGTAAAATCAAGTTGTTTGTAAGGGAGGTCATAATCAAACTCTTTCATGTCAGGTGAGACGAAGACGATAGTCCTTAAGTTTTTGAATCAGTTCTGGGTGATCTGACACCCCATTGACAACATGTTCTCTTGCGCGGGCAATATCATAGGATGACATTGTTTCAAGTGCTTTCAGAATATGATCGACTTCTTGCAGGGAAAGGTTCATGTGAAGTTGTGGAGAGAGTGATAGACTTTGGTAACATCCATATTACCATGAAAATACCCTGCGACAATAACACAAAGGGTGGCAAAGATAACACCCAGAAACATTAGCACAGGGGTGAGGTTGGATTTCATACAGAACCCATGATTGATTCCTGTTGTTTCAGGTAGAGTTTGATGTAGCACTTGCACATATCTCGGATTTGTTCAAGATTCAAGTTCTCTACTTCACGAGACAACTTTTCATAAGTGAACTGCCTACTTGTAGTGCTGAGACTAATTTCGTCGGGATTCATGTCAAGTTATGTGAATAGTTCCTTATTAATTATCTCAGTTCCACCTTAGGGTTTTGAGATACTGAAGTACGTTTTCCCTCACATCCATAAGTTCATGATAGCACTTTTGATTGTGAGCGCAAGCTCTTAATGCAGGATCGGGTTCAATGACGGACTCAATAAAGATGTCAAGTCCTCGATTCCATTTGTCTTTCTTGGACTCTCCATCAGCAATAGTGTTTTGGTCCTTCATTTGTCAATCCTCCAGTGTTCGTTACCAGTTTTAGGCACCCAGAAAAAGTAGCAACCAGAAATAGAAGACAGGAAGAACATATCTTCTGTTTCTTGCTCTACCTTGCAACTATGTAGGTTTGACATCTCATTAGCAAAACGATTCTTAGCCTTGCGAGAGATGGGAGAAACGCAAATAAACTTGGTTTTTGCTTTGATGGCAGGCATTGGTGTCTTTGTCATGAATGTATTATACAGTGAAAGGACGTGTCTGTGGTATCTGGTGTGACACTTCTTAAATTGATCTAATGAAGGTCAGATCAAAATCATCAGACTCATCGAAATAGTCTCTCACTTCATCTCTTTCTTCCAATAGATTATATCCTGTCAGAAAGAAATCAGGCAGTTCAGGATCAGCACTTGCAGTCATCACAGCACCAGTATCTTTAAAGTTGTAAAGTCTGGATGATGGAATACAACATGCCTTACCTTTTTTCACATCAGTAATGATGAAATAATCAGCAAGTTTATCCTCATATTCTTTTGCAGCACGACGATTCTTAAGAATCAATCCTCTCACTGCCATCTGTGATTTGTTTGAAAACTGAGTGACCTTTGACTCATAAGTTGTGCCACCAGGACCAATCAAATCAACACCAGGAAGATTCACTCGGGTGAGAAGTCCATTGCTGTATTCAGCAAGTGCTTTCTCTACAAGTTCTCCTGCTTTTGGATATCTTAGATTGTTGTCTGTATAACCATGAATGGTTTCCAATAACTTTGAAAATCGATCAAGTTGAAAAGTGTTGAAATCAATCATCGACGAACAACAGAAACAGCAGGTTGACCGCCTGTACGCTACGAGCAGTGCTGATACCCACCTTATCATAGACAGGCACACAGACCAGTCCAAAGGTCTTCTCAGACCCTCCCAGACGGATCACACGACCGATTGACTGGGAGATTCCAATATAATCCATGTTCCGCATGAACAGGACTGCCTCCAGACCGCTGACGTTGATGCCCTCAGACAGAATGCTGTGGTGCAGAACAACGAACTGCTTAGAGGAATCTTTGCCCCAAGCATTCAGAGTCTCAAAGAAAACATCACGACTGACCTTCTGACCATCAATCACTGCACCAGTCTTGGAGGTAATCATCATCCAAGAATAACCACGATCATTCAACTCTTTGCAAAAGTCAGATTCAGAAACAAGTTTGATGATCTGTTTAGTAGAACGGGCACAGATCAGAATCTTGTTCAGAGAGTTCTCATCAATCGTCTCCATGAGATTGGCACAATCACGATCAGCAATCATCTGACGATCCTGGACCATAGGAAGTTGCTTGACAACAACCTTAGGAGGAAGAATATAACCTTGCTCTACAAGAGTTGGAGCAGGAACGTTACAGATCACATTACCATACACATAGGCATCGTTCATGCCAGGTTTGAAAACGGTAAGAGAATGCTTAGGAGTAGCAGTGAAAAAATAGCAACGATCAGAATCAGCAGCAAAGTGTTCCGTAGCAGGGAAAAAGTTTCTCTGCACAGAGTTATGTGCTTCATCAAAATAGATCGTATTGACTTCAACATCTGCCTCCATGACACGGTGCAGAGAGTGGTAAGTCGTAAAGATGATTACGTTCTCACCAGCAGTCCTAGCAGTATTTACAAAGAGATGAATCTTTTCTGCTTTTGTTGTAGAGAAGTGTAAAGTCTCACCACTGTGAACGTGAAGAACATGAGTGTGAGTAGTGTCAATCAACTCAAGAAACTCAGAACACAGTTGTTCTGCAAGCAGAATACGAGGAGCAACAACAACTGTAGTCTTGCCAGTTGGAATCGCTTGCTGATGAATAGTATCCTGAATCATACAGATGGTCTTGCCACCACCTGTAGGGATGATCACTTGACCTTTGTTGTTGTCCCACATAGCGTTAACAGCATCGGTCTGGTGGGGACGAAGAGTGATGGTCAAGTGCTGTCCTGTTCAGTATGGATATATTATAGCATGACAAAGGGACCCCGAGAGGTCCCTGTGACAGTTATTCAAGTGTCCTTTAGAGTCTCTTAGAATCTTAAAGCTTCTCTATCAACCCTAACAAAGGTATTTTACACAGAATCAAGGGGTATTGTCAAGTACTTAAGAATCAGGTATACTCATTAGAGATACTTACTTCTTCTACTGCAATAGCAGCAACTTCAGCATGAGTCATTGGAGCACGGTCTTGTGGCCAAAAATCACCTAATGCATTTTCAACTAATTTGGGATTGCATCTAAAAGCATTAGTAATCCCATTAGATGCATGATCTGCATACTTTCCATTATCGTTCCATTCTGTATCTTGAATGGTCATCATGGCAACTTCGCCATTAGTTAAAACAATCATTTTACTTCTCCTGAGTGTGTATGAGTTAAAAATTACTGGTTAATGATACCGTTATTATTACCAATCGTATTTACTGATGGACTATACAGGGTTGCATTTCCATTTCCTTGAAGAACAACCAGTCTGCTGCCACTATTATCCGCAGAGATGATTCCACCTCTTCGAGCATAGAGTTGAGCAGATCCATTATTATAAACATATTGATACTGATTGTAGATACCATCACAACGAACCATGCCACCATCATAAGCATGTACTCCATTATATTGGTTGTTAGCAATAATGGTAGAGTTTCCAAATCCAACAGTATCAATAGTAGTGTTCCCTGTGTAGCATTATAATAGTTCAAAACACCGTAACTGCCATTGTTTGACATTGAACCACTATAAGCATATACAACACCACCATAACTATAGACAGCATGATAATGATTGTTCAATGAATGCAATCTGTTGAGGAAAGCTGCACAGTTAGAGTCAGCAATAACGCCAACAGATCCAGTATTTGTAACAGTAAGGTCATTTGCGAGTGAAATACCACCTAACTGACGGAATCCATATACAAATCCATGAACTGAAACTTTATTACTAAGGCTTATGTTTCCACCTCGGTATTGTCCAGCAATTGCGCTGTCTGGAGTACCCTCAGTGCTTAGACCAACAACACTTGCGTTTCCAATACCACTTGTTTTGATATTT